GCACTTATGACGGCGCGACAATGCGGCTGTATATCAACGGCGTGTTGAATGCTTCGGCATCCTTTGCCGGATCGATCGGCTATAGCACAGGATCGTTTAGGATGGGAGCAAACGCCAACGGGGCCGAGCTTTTCAATGGTCGCATTTTCGATTGCATTATCCACGATCGAGTTTTGTCCGCTTCGGAAGTTTGGCAACTTTACCAAATTGGCCGCGGTGGCATGTTGACGCCTAGGCGACGACGTAGAGCGTATTTTGCAGGATCTGGGCTTAGGCGGCGATTACTTTTGACAGGGCAAGTCTGATGCAATTTCTCAAACAATCGACAGCCGCTAGCGTGATCGTCGGGCCGGTATTAGACGCGGACGGCAATGCTTACACGTCGGCGGTGATCGGCGATTTCAATTTAACCAAGAACGGAACGACGGCGGCACTAGCAGCGGCGGCAACGGCTACGCATTCGCACAACGGGCACTACATAATTGCATTAACGACGGGCAATACGGACACGCTTGGGCGACTTGCCATTTCGATGAACAAAGCAACGTATGGCATGACGATTTTTCGCTATGACGTGCTGACGGCAGCGGCGTTCGATGCGATCGTGGCAAACGGCAATGTCTCTACGTTTGCAGGCGGTGCGGTAGCAAGCGTTACGAGCCCTGTGACGGTCGGCACGAACAACGACAAAGCGGGCTATTCGCTGACAACTGGCGAGCGTGGATCTATTGCCGATTCTGTATGGGACGAAGCCTACAGCGGCCACACAACCGCAGGCACGTTCGGAAAACTGATGGATACGCTGAGGAAATCGAATAACGTTATCGAAGGCACGATTTTAGCGAGCCCAACGCCAACGACGACCGTATTCAAAATTAGCGGGGCCGATTACCCGACCGGTGCGCTAGAGCATGCGATCTTATGGATGAACACGGGCACTTCGGCGGAACAGAATAGCCCGATCCTAACGACGGTCAACAATGGCGACGGAACGTTGACAATCACGCTCGAGGAAGCTTTGGTCACGGCACCCGTTGCAGGTGATGTTGTGCTGATCGACCCAACAAGCCATGTCCATGCGATTGCGGACATCGCGTCGGGCGTTTGGTCGGCTGCGTCGAGTGCCTATTCGGCCGCCGCCGGCACGATGGGGCTGATCATGTACGCATTCTCCCAGATGCTCGAATTTGTCAGCGTGTGGCGATGGAAAGCGACGTCGTTGAGTCAGGCACCGGCAGGAGGTGGAAGTGGTGTTGTTAACGTCCTTCCCGCCGTTGGAATCTCGGCAGAGCGTCAGGCAGGAGTTGTGCTATCGCCGTTTGTTGGCGAGACCATAACGCAATCAATTACGCTCTACGCTACAGATGGAACAACACCGATCAACCTAAGCGGCAAGTCGCTGGAAATCGTTTTTCAAACGAGAAGCGGAACCGATGTCGCCGTGATTGCAAATGCGAATATCACTGTTAGCGGAACAAGTAACAACATAGTCACGTTTGCATATCCGGCGGCCGTTACGTCAAGCGAAAGAACGCTTAGGGTGTCGCTGAGAGACAATGCGGCACCAAGGACGGTTTACCTTAGCGGGCTGTGTAAGGTGTCTATCGCCCCATCGGTAGATGCGTGATGCCAGCGTACAAGCTATGCCGTTGCGGCGGTGTGATAGATGAGAGGGCTAGGCCGCTTACGTGCAGCAAGTGCGGCGTAAAGGAAAGGATGAAGCCCAAGACGAACAGCAAGAGCGGAAGCGAAAGAGGGTATGGTTATGATTGGGATCAACTGTCGAAAAGGTTCAGGGCTAACAATCCATTCTGCCAAGAGTGCTTGAAGCATGGACGGTACACGCTATCAAGGGACGTTCACCATGTAGTGCCTATCGATGTTGATCCGTCGAGGCGATTGGACGTGACTAACCTATTGGCAGTGTGCCGACCATGCCATCAACAACTCGACAGAAGCAACCGCCTAGAAAGTAAGCAATGAAAGCCAGCAAATGCACAATAATTAGGCAGTCTCATAATGAGACGGGGGTACCGCCAACATGCTACCTAGACTACCCAGATAGCCCGGGGAAACCATGCGTAATTGTCCGCAAAATTGGGATTTACAGTTAGGGTGTTAAAATGGGCAAGGGAAGGCGGCCGATAGCGGCCGAAATTAAAGAGCTTACCGGGGCCTATCGAAAGGATCCGCAGCGTAAAAACGAGGCGGCACCAACAGCGGACGGTAGCGAGCCTGAAATGCCGGCGTGGTTTGGCGAGCTTGAGACGGAAAAATGGTTAGAGCTTTGCGACGACCTCGGCAGGCTTGGCGTTTTGTCGTCGGATAATCGGGAGATCCTGGTCGCCTACTGTACCGCCTACGCTCGCTGGCGAGAGGCCCGGGAAAAGGTGAACGAAACTGGGCTTGCGGTTTGGGAGATAGACAAAGACGGCAACAGCAAGTTGAAGAAGAATCCTTATGTCGCCGAAGAGCAAAAGTACCGCGAACACATGAACCGACTCTTGCCAGAGTTTGGCTTAACGCCAGCAAGCCGGCAGAAGCTCAAATCGCTCAAGACCGACGACGACAAAGACGACTCTTTTTCCATGCTGATGGAACGGATGGGCCGTGGTTGATTTTATGCCGGACAGGCTGGTTCGCGACTACATTGACGGCGTGTTGAGCGGCCGATTGGTTGTGTGCTCGTCCGTTCGTGCAGCGGTGCAGCGTCACGTCGACGACCTCGACAAGATCGGCGACGATGCGTTTCCGTATTATTTTGATTCGTGTGCGGCTGGTGCTTACGTCGATTTTTTTCCGGTGATGCTTTGTCATTCAATCGGAGACTCCGCAGGCAAGCCTTTTACCCTTGAATCGTGGCAAGCTTTTGGCGTTTGGTGCCTATTCGGTTGGAAACGGACGTCGGACAAGTCGCGACGTTTTCGCCGATTTTTCTGGTCGATGGCGAGAAAGAACGGCAAGAGCACGCTAGGGGCTGGGCTTGCGTTGGCACTGGCCGCAATCGACCGCAACCCGATAACTGGAGGGCCGGAGAGCGTTGCCGAAGTGATCTTGTGCGCGACGAAAAAAGAGCAAGTTGAAAAGGTTATGTATGCCGAAATCGAGCGGATGCGGATGAAGTCGCCGCGGATCCTCGAAGCGTCAACGCGAATTAATCGACAGATCACCTTCGCCCATAATCAAGGGTCGATCCGCTGTGTCGGAAGTGATAAACCCTATGACGGATTGAATCCTCATGCCGTGATCATGGACGAAAAGCATGCTTGGCAAGAGTATCATCGTAAGTTTTACGATACGATGGTCACAGGTAGCGGTAACCGAGTGCAACCGCTCATCGGTGACTTCACGACCGCTGGCGATGATTCGTCAAAGCTATGGCAAGAGGATTACGATTACGCAACGAAAGTAGCCAGCGGCGACATAAAGGACGAAACGTTTTTTTCATACGTTTTTGAGCTTGACGAAGATGACGAGCCGCTTGACGAATCAAATTGGATCAAAGCTAATCCAAATCTCGGCGTCTCGATTAAAACAGAATATCTTCGAGAGCAAGCAACCAAGGCCCAAGAGTCGCCGGCGGCGATGCTTAGGTTCATTCGCTACCACGGGAACCGCAAAGTTAGTAGCGCCGCCCGATTCATCAACCCAACAGACTTCGATCGGTGCAGCGGGCCGTTATCCGATTGGAAGTCTGCCGATTGCATTACCGCTGGCATTGACCTTGGCGGCCGCGATGACCTCGCATCATGGGCTCTATGTGCTCGATTCCCACACGATCGCGACGAAGACGGAAAGGACATTTGGCGTTACGAGCTAACGACCAAGAACTTTATCGTCGAAGACACGACCCGCGATTTAACTCGGCTGCCGTGGGCCGATTGGATCCACGAAGGGCAATTGAGGCGGGTCCGGTACGTCGTGGCGTCTCTTCGCGACGATTTGCTCTCCGTGGCTTGGGATCAGGGTTGTAAGGCGGTCGCATATGACCCCTATAACGCGGCACAATTAGGAGACGAGCTATCGGAAAAGGGCCTAGAGGTGCTCAAGATGCCTCAAAACGCCTATCATTTCCACGAGCCATTGCAAGAAATAGCATCCGCAATCCGTGAAAATCGGGTAACATTTGACGACAAAGACGACATTTTGCGATTCTGTTTTTTGGCAATGATGACCAACGAAAACAGCGCCGGCCGAATGATGCCGGACAAAAAGAACAGCGAAGAAAAAATTGACGCGGCAGTCGCTTCGCTTATGGCATTGCGGCTGGCAATGCTTGCACCTTCACGACCGACCGGAAGCCTTTTCATAGCGTAGGGATGCGATGCTAGACTATTTAACGCAGTTCTCCGGACGGTTTCGTCAATTTGCTGGCCGCATCTTCGGCTTTTCGCTAGAAGACCTCGATGAGCGGATGAGTGCATCGAAGGCGATCAAATACGCACCTGTATGGTACTGTACGAACAAGATAAGCGGCGACGTCGGCAAGTTGCCGATGGTCGTTAACCGCCTTGGAGAGCGTGAAGTTACGCCGGACACGTCACACCCTGCCTATCGGCTTGTCGGATATCGCCCCAACGTCTACCAGACGGCGTTTCATTGGAAACAACAGGGCATGGGGCATGCTTTATTGTGGGGAAATTGGCGGTCGGCGATCATTCGCGACGCTGCGGGAAGGCCGAAAGAACTTATTCCGCTTTTGCCAGACCGCAGCGACACAGGCCTAGTCGATGGTGAAAAGTGGCATCTTACAATTATCGATCGCGACGACCATTTGAGCCTCTACAACGATATGATTCTGCATCCCGAAAAGGTGATCGCGATTCCGGATGCGGATGTTTTTCATGTTCCGGGCTTCGGCTTCGATGGCGTGCAGGGCAAAAGCGTATTCGCGACAGCGGCCGAAAGCTTTGGCACTGGCCTAGCAGCAGAGAAGCAAGTTTTTTCGCTTGCCAAAAAAGGTTTCAGCGGATCGCTAATACTTGAAGCCCCGCCCGGAATGTTTCGCGACGAAGCCGATGCAAAAAAGTTTCTTGACTTTTTCCGCAGTGCTCACGATGGCGAAGACAACGCAGGCAAAACCGCGATGCTTCGCGAAGGCATCAAGGCTAATATGGTCGCGATGAACGGACGCGACTCCCAATGGCTTGAGCAACGCAAATTCCAGCGACAGGACGTAATGCTTTGGTTTGGGCTTGGTTCAATTCCTGGCGATGGTGATTCGCAAGGATACAACAGTCTCGAAGAGCACAATTTGGAATACCTTACGTCGTGCCTCGACAACTGGCTAACCAAGATTGAACAGGAGGCGTGGACGAAGCTCCTTACCGAACGGCAGAAGGAGCGTTATACCCACGCATTTACGTTCGACCGCTCGGCACTGCTCAAAGCCGACATGAGCAAAACAGCAGACTTTGCAACGAAGATGGTAATGGGCCGGATTATGTCGCCCAATGAGATCCGCGTTAAATACTTAGCGATGAATCCCTATGAAGGCGGCGACACGTACGACAATCCGGCGATCGATCCGCGATCAGACACCGAACAAGTGCCCGGCGATAACGAGCTAGTCGGACCAAGTAATCGGCGGGTCATTTCGGAGCGTGTGCAGCATTTAATCGGCGTCGAGGCCAAGCGAGTGAACGGCTACGCAGGCAATCCGAACAAATTTATCGGTTCGATCGACCGCTTTTACGGTTCCTGGCGCGATACGCTTGGCGACGTTGTCGAGGAACTGGGCGGAGACAGGGCTATAGCGGCCGATTATTGCAAGGAATCGCATGAGACGCTGTTGGAGCTATCTGGTACAGTTGGGCCAGACGATTTAGCCGGTGCCGTTGCGGAGCTTGTAGCGACGTGGACGGGACGCGCAGAGGCATTAGTTGAGGCGGTTTGTAATGGATGATTGGCAGGTCAGGACGGTTTACGAGCCCGCCAAGTGGCTCGATGAGCACCGCGGCGGCTGGCAGTTCGGCGAAAGCGGTTATCTGGCAGCTTTGGCAGAGCGATTGGGCGTAAATCAGGCATTCGAAATTGGTGCAGGTGACGGCGGCCAAGATTTGCCGCTAACATTGTTGCCGCTTTACCAGAAAGGCATCCCAACGGTGCTTTTTGAACAAGATGAACTTAGGCAGCGATCGCTAAAGCAGGTTTATCCCCTTGCCGACGTTCGTGGAGAATATAATTTTCCACCGTTAACAACAAATCGATTTGCTGGCGTGGTTGTCGATGTTGATTCAATCGATTTAGCAATTGCATTTGATGTTGTTTACAAAATGCGGCCGGCTTTTATTTGCGTCGAGCATTTTGATGCGGCATATGGCGAAGACACTAGTGGACACATTCCAGAATGGTTGTGGGGCAAGCGTCTTGAGCGTGGCGGGTTTATTTTGCAAGCCACGGCAATCCAAATATCCGACACTTTTAATACAACGATTTGCGGATACAAGCCGCTTGCGTTCTCCCGCGTCAATTCTATCTATGTTCGCCGCGACCTGTTGCCAGCTTTGGAGGGCTAAACAATGTACGAATTCGATAAAGACTCTGGTGAGCTTTTCATTTATGACGTGATCGGCGAAGCGGTTTGGGGCATGATCGATTCCGCTGCCGTCATTCGCGACCTGAAGGCACTTGGCAATCGACGGGCAACAATTCGCATCAACAGCCCGGGCGGATCCGTGGACGAAGGGCGGGCCATCTACAATGCAATTAAGCGACATCCTGGCGGGGCTGATACGATCATCGATTCGGCGGCGTATTCGGCGGCTGGTTACATCGCGATGGCTGGCGAGCGTCGCTTGATCGCGAAAAACGGCATGCTGATGAACCACAATCCATGGACGTTTACCTTCGGCAACTCGGAGCAATTACGAAAGACGGCGGACGTTTTGGACAAGTACCGCGACACGCTCGTAGAGGCTTACGCCGAAGCCAGCGGCAAAGACAAAAAGAAAGTCATGGAGGAACTTGATGCCGAAACCTATTACACGGCTGAAGAGGCACTAGCCGAAGGCTACGTAACCGAAATCGGCGACAGTGTGCTATCGGACGAATCATGGCACCCGATGGCATTGGCAATGCGGCAATCAGCGATGGCCAAGAGTGATCGCGTAAAGCCGCAAGCGGGTTCACGGTTTAAGTGCTCAAGACCGATGAAAGCAAGTTTTTTCAAAAAGTAGTTGACAACGCTCTAGCATTCGTTAGAGTGTTACCAAATCGTATTATCTGATTTGTGCGGGCAACTCGTTAGCGGCTCGGCAGGTCGGCGACTTAACCATCGCCACCCGCTCGGGCCGTTTGTCGTTTCTGGGCGGTGGCCTAACCACTGACAGGAACGAAGCTATGCAATGGGATATCAAAGCCCTTCGAGAAAAGATGGCCGATGTTGCGGCCAAGTGTGAAGCGATTTTCGAAATCGCCAAGGCAGAAAACCGCGATCTAACCGCGGAAGAGTCGGCGGAAGTCGACAAGCTACAGGGCACGTCGGACAAGCCCGGCGAGATCCAGGCCTTGCAATCGCAGATCGCACGAGCCGAACGTTTTGACGCGATCAAAGCGGCCAACGTCGTGGCGAAGCTCGGCGGAGAACTGCCGAAGAAACGCGAAGTCGAAGACAGCGACCTTCGGCCGAAGATCCCGAAGGCGATCAAGCGACAGACCAAGCTGACCGCGTTCGAGGATGACGAGCAAGCCTACATTGCCGGCCAGTTCTACTTGGCCGCGCTCGTTGGCAACAAGAAATCCGAAAAGTGGCTTTCCGATAACGGGATCCAGATGATCCACTCAACGGAAGACAACGGAAAGGGCGGCTATCTTGTGCCGGACATTCTCGAAAACACGCTCATCGACCTGAAGGAAAATTACGGAACTTTCCGGCAATACTCCATGCAATGGCCGATGACCTCGGACACGTCACAAGTTCCGCGGCGGGTCGGTGGGTTCACTACCTACTTTCCAGGCGAAGGCAACGACGTCAGCCTGAGCGACATGGCTTTTGATCAAGTGAAGCTAAGCGCGAAACTGATGGGCGTTGCCACGCGGGTAACCGGTTCGCTAAACGAGGACTCGATTATCTCGCTTGGCGACATCGTGACCCGCGAGTTCGCAAGGGCACTGGCTTTGCAAGAGGACGAGTGTGGATGGAACGGAGACGGGACATCGACGTACGGCGGAATGAGCGGTCTTAAAACCGTTTTGGCCGCAGGGTCGATCGTAACCGCGACTGGCGTTACCACTTTCGGCAACGTGACCATGGCACACTTTGAGGACATGGTTGGTCTTGTCCCAGAGTTTTCTGGGATTTCGCCAGCGTGGTACTTCCACAAGCGAGCCTACTATGCGACCGCTGGCAGGCTTCAGAACGCAGCGGGCGGCAACAATATTGCCGACCTTGGCCGCGGTCCGGAATTAGTCTTCCAAGGCTACCCGGTTCGGTTCATCGAAGTCATGCCGAAGACCGCATCTTCGGCAGCGATCATCGGCTACCTAGGCGATCTTGCGATGACTGCAACGATGGGCAACCGTCGCGGCATTTCGATCCGCAGCGATTCGTCTTTGGGCTTCCTGTCGGACACGATCTACATTCGCGGCTTGCAGCGTGTTGACATTAACGTTCACGAACGCGGCAACGCTACCGACGCCGGCCCGATGGTCGCGCTCAAGCTCGGCTAAAAGCTAGTCCACTCGCCGCCTCGGGTGGACCCGGGTGCGGCCGGTGATGAGCCGGCCGCACTTTTTGAAAATCACACACACAATCAGGAAGCAAAAAGATGAAACAAGCACAATCCCAACAGCGAACTCTCTTGATTTCGCCGCAAGTCTCAACGGCAACCGTATCGGCCGCATTTGATACGCTCGGGGCCGACTATGCGACGATCCAAGTCGCGGTCGGCACTAGGGCAGCGGCGACGCAATCGTCTAGCGTGACTATCGCGATCACCGAAGCGGACGCAGCGACCGGAAGCTACACGACGTTCAACTCTGAGTTGTCGAAGTCGGTTGCGATTGGAACTTCCGCACAAGTCGCCGTTTTTCACGTCAATCTCGACGGAACCCGAAAGCGGTTCCTGCGAGTGCTAAGCACGCCCGGCACCGTCGCGACTGCTGACGCTGTTGGTATCGCGGCAATCGGCGTTCTGGATCCGGAGATCAGGCCAAGCGGCACGACCGGACAGGGCAACGTGGTCGTTGTGGCCTAAGTTTACCAACCACCCGAGGCGCAAAGTGGAAACGAAAGAAGTAAAGATTACGGGCTGCATGACAGCACCGCGTTACGTCAATTGCTTTTGCAGAAATGTAATCGACGCAGCATTTCGAAAAACAGGAATCCCGCTACAGGTCAGCGGCGGCGTTTTTTACGGGCAGTGTATGCAAAAAATGCTAGAGCAATCGATTGAGGCCAGCGTAGACGTCGCGGTCACGGTCGACGGCGATAGCGTATTTACAGCAGCGGATTTGATGCAGGTCGTGCAGACGTTGGTCAACACCGAAGCGGACGCGGTTTCGTGCTTTCAGGCGAGACGCGGCGATGCGGTTGTACTAACGTCATTACGCGATGGGAATAGGCTTGAGATCGGCGACGTGCCGATCAGAGTTGCGACAGCTCATTTCGGCTTGACGGCAATCGATTTGCACAAACTGAAGAACGTGCCGAAGCCGTGGTTTATTTGCACGGCAGACGAACGCGGTGAGTTTGGCGACGGTCGAACGGACGACGATATTCATTTTTGGCGACAATGGGAAAAGGCTGGCAATTCGTTGTATTTGGATCCAAGAGTAAGAATCGGACACCTTGAAGAGATGATCGTGATTCACGACCCGACGACGTTTGAGGCAAAACACATTTACCCGAATCAATGGGTCAAGGAATGTTTGTAGTGTTGAAGGCCGATTGGCGGCGATTTCCTGCCGGGCATCGACTCGACAGCGAGGTTATCGGCGGCGGGGTGGCGGATCTATTGTGTCGGATGAATCTGGCGGAGGTGGTGCAAAATGCAAACGCTAACGAACTTGCAAGCGACCGAGCCGGCAACGGGGCCGAGCGTTCGCGTCACGATCAAGCCGACGAACGACCCGGTCACGATCGAAGAAGCGAAGCGTCAACTCAACATCGCCGCAAGCGATGAGGCACACGATGAGCGGCTAGCCGACTTGATCCAAGAGGCGACGGAAACTTGGGAAGCGGACACGCATACCAAGATGATTACGCAGACGATTGAGCACGTTCAAGAGCGATGGGAGCCAAACATACGACTAAGCTTTCGGCCGCTTCAATCGGTTTCCTCAGTCAAGTATCGAGACAGTGCCGGGACGCTACAGACGGTTTCGGCGAGTGATTACAAGCTCGACATTCCCAGCGGGCTAGTCAGGTTTCGGCGACAGTACACAGTGCCGACTTATCAAGAAGAGTGGGACGCATGGCAGATCGTTTATGTCGCCGGCTACGGGGTCAACACGACCGACGTTTCACAACTGGACCGCGGAGCAATTTTGATGCTTGTCGCTCATAAATTTGAGACGCCCGACATGCTCTATTCGACGGCTATTTATGACGATTCGCGATATGCCAAGCTCGTCTACAAGCGGATGAGGGCTACGTATCCATGAGAAAAAACGGATTTAAAAAGATAACGATAACCGAAGAGTACCATGACGGCCAAAGTCAGTCATGGGAAATACCGTTCAAGTTTTTTGGGGATGACGGGACAAGGTTCGATACGATTTCAGCCGACGCGAAGTTTTTCAAAAGATGAATCGGTGCAGATAACGATCAACGCGATGGTTAGCAAGCTAGTAGCAGGCAGTAACGAATGACATACCGCCCGGGCAAAATGTTTCGCGTTGGTCAGATGCGTGATCGGATAACGGTCAGCACTGAAGGCACGACACAAGACACGGCGGGGCAGCTGGTGGTGTCGCTCGTGTCTTGGCTTGTCGATGAACCGGCAAGCTTTGAATCGACCGCAGGAGGCGAGACGACAAGAGGGCGACAAGTCGAAGCGGGTATCAACGCTGTGTTTACGGTGCGGTATCGATCGGGCTACACGACACGCATGCAAATAACGCGAAGCGGCCAACGCTATGGGATTGTCCACGTCGTGCCGGTCGAAGGCAAGAATAGATACTTAGAACTTCATTGCAAGGCGGTGGCGTGATGGTTGCGATTACCAAAAAAGCTCAAATTGGGATGACGGTCCTGAACGACAAAGAAGTTCAGGACTTGTTCAAGAAGCTTGATACCGAGGTTCGGTTCAAGGTTTGCGACAAGGCGATGAGGGCCGCTGCAAGGCCGGTGCAGACGAAAATGCGAATGATCGTGCCGGACAGTCGGAGAACTAATTCACGCAAGCTACAGAGCCAAAAAACGCGGCAGCGATGGAGCGGAAGCAAGCCGCTGCATACCACACTGGCAACCGTTATCCGAAAGTTTCGGACCGGAGCGAAAGCGATTGTCGGGCCGTCTTGGAGTGATGGCGGCGGACACGGCAACTTATTTAGCAAGGACCACGCAAGGGCGGTCTATTGGGGGCGCGACGCGGTGCAAGCGTCTAAGCGGTCGCGGATCGTGAATCGATTTGTTAAGCGATCGGCAGACGAAGCAAGCGGAGCGGCCAAGTCGGCGGCGATTCGCGTTATCAAGGAATACTTGGACAATCCGCAAGGCAGCGGACTACTTAAATAATGGCAGACATCGGAACAACCGTTCGGACTTTCATTGCGGCAAAGACCGGCGTAGCCGCTTTGGTTGGCACGCGGATCTATCCGGACGTTTTGCCGCAAGCTTACAAGGTTTTGAGCGGAGGAGCGTTGACGTATACGGTGGTCAGCACGCTACACGATACGAAGCTAAACGGGCTGGCTGGTGTCGCTCGATGCCGGATTGAGTTCACCGCTTACGCATCGACGCGAGCCGGAGCGAACGCGATAGCCGAAGCAATTAGAACTTGTGGGCTGGTGGGTTATTACGGGGCGATGGGTACGGTGCAGATTCTTTCGGTGAACATTGACAGCGGCAATCAGTCGCTAGATGAGTTGCCAACAGATGGCGGGCAGGAGCACCGCTACTTGACGATTTTCGATTACCTAATCACCTACACGGAGAGCGTATAAATGAGTCAGCGATTTCAGACCGGCAATTCGGCAACCTTGACTCTGTCCGGCACGTTAACGACCGGCGTTACTACAGCATGGGTCGGCGATATCGTTTCGATCAACCCGGGCTCATGGGAGCTTGGGGAGCGTAACGTTAGCGTTCTTGCCGACACCGGATTTGAGCGGATGGACCCGGCAGACTTGGCGACGCCGAACGAGATCAGCGGAACGATCTTTTTTCGGCCGACGCTTGGCATACCGTCGCTCGCCGGTAGCGTCTCGACGGCCACGATCACTTTCCCGCAAGTGTCGACGGCTACAAGCGGCGTAACTCGCGCGACGCTTGCGGGTCAGGCGTTTTTCAAAACGTTCCAATTTCCGACGCTTGAAAACAACAACACCATGTCTGCGGAGTTTACGCTTCGCATGACCGGTGCGTCGCTTGCGTTCACACCAGAGGCGTAATCGTGGCCGAAGAAATCGAAATCGAATTGACTGACCATATCGGCACCGGCTTGCGTGGTGAGCGTGTTGATCATGGTCAGTGGATTGTAAGGGCAGACGGCCAACAGATTGGCTATCTGCCGAAGTGTGATAATGCTTGGCTTGCGTGCATTGTGTCGATGGATGAGGCCCAACAAGCCGAAATCATGGCCGCAGTTAATCGCAAGCTAGGCGGGAATATCCGGGGCGTGTCTTCGTTGCCGCCGGTTCGAGAGCAAGAGCTTCTTGACGGCGATGAAGATGATGAAATTGAAGACGAGTGGGATTAATGGCAATCAGCAAAGAGCAGTTGCGAAAGCGGTTTGAGCGTAAGACCAAGACGGTAGCGGTAGAGGGCGACGAGCTTACGCTACGCATGCCGTCACCGCTGGAGTGGTCGCGTTATCAATCGTCACTGATCGACCCGAAGACCGGCAAGGGCGATCTAAGCCGCTTGGGCGTCGCTCAAATGATGCTTGTGGCGTCGATGCTCGTTGGCGATGACGGTAAGCCGCTTGTCGATAATTACGCGGAGCTAGACGGCCTCGACGCTGCTTATTACGAGCAGTTGAAAGACGAGTGTATAAGCTTCGCGACAGGCGGGAGGTTTGACCAAGAGGCGAAAAAAGTATTGGGGGAGTCAGAAGAAACCCCAAGCTGATTTTTGCTTGTCGGGTTTGTTTAGCGTTAGGGATCGACGATCCCGAAGCGTGGTTGGATCGGATCAGTAACAGGACGCTTGCGATATGGGAAGCTTACTACCGAATCGAGCCTTTCGGCAACGATTGGCAACAAACGGCGGCAGTGCTTTCGATGCTAAGCGTCCAACAATCGATGACCGCAGCGACCGCGGGCCAGAAGATGACGGCACTTTCGCCGATCGACTTTTTGCCTAGCGATTCGCTGCCGTGGATTAAGCGATCTCGCCACGTTCAAAAAACTGGCGGTATTCGTGACGGAAAATTGCAAACGAAGTACATCCTTCAGAGTTTCGGATTTAACGCATGACAACGATTGCCGCGCTAAATGTCCGACTGGGAATGGATGCGAGCAATTTTTCGCAGGGCGTTAACCTTGCCAGAGGCGAAGTTGCAAAGGTGACGCAGATCATGCGTCAGAGCGTGCCGAATACCGAGCGGCTCAAAAGCTCACTTGATTTGCTCAACAGGTCATTTAGCGACACCGGCAAGCAGACAAAGCAGTACGCAAATGCTGTTGACTTTCTGAACAAGAAGTACGGCGAGACAGAAAAAGCGATCGGCACTCAAAATCGGCTGATTGAAGGAGCCAAAAGGCTTGCCGCCGCTTGGCTTGGATTTCAGGGTGCAAAGAGTATTGTCACAATTGCGGCGGAGATTGAAAACGCTTCGGTGCAATTCGAGGTACTAACTGGATCCGCTCAGGCCGCTCAAAACATCTTAGCGGAAATGCGGACATTCGCCGCCGCTTCTCCGCTTTCGCTTTCTGCCGTTCAAAAGTCTGCCCAAGTGTTGATGAGCTTTGGGACGGCTACCGATCAGGTCATGGGCAAAGTGCGATTGCTTGGCGACATTACAGGCGGCAATCAGTTCCGCTTTGAAATGCTTTCGCTTGCATACGCTCAAGCTTCTGCCGCTGGCCGCTTGATGGGTCAAGACCTATTGCAGATGGTCAACGCTGGTTTCAATCCGCTGCTTGAAATTAGCGACATGACCGGCGAATCGATGCTACAACTCAAAAAGAGGATGGAGGCTGGCGAGATATCGATTCAAATGGTCGATGCGGCAATGGCACGGGCAACCGGACAGGGCGGCCGATTCGCTGGCATGACCGACAAGATGAGCAAGACCGCAAGCGGTGCATATTCGCAAATGCTTTCGGCTGTTCAAGAATTAGCCGGAACAATTGGCGAAGACTTCCTGCCCTATCTTGCCGCAACCGCAAATGCAATCGAAAAGATCGTTCGAAGCATCATGGCTTTTTATAACGGCATGACGGCCACACAAAAATCTATCTTGGCTGGCGTTGTAACATTTATTTCGCTTGCGGCGGTGATCGCGGCGGCTAGTACAGCACTGGCGGTATTTACCGCGGCGACCAAGGCTGCTTCTATCGGTCAGGCAATCTTGCTTTCGTTATCAGGCCCTAAAGGGTGGGCGATGCTTGCGGCCGGTGCGGTAGCGGCTGGCGTCGCCATCTACGGCATCTACAAGGCATACAACCAAGTCAACGAAGCGGCCAAGCAGACCGATCAACAAGCCCAAGTTATGAAAGGCACGTTTGCAAGCTTGGCAGCGTCCGTGGATTCTGCCATCTCCGCATCGATCGACGCAGACCGAAGGCGGAAAAAGGAGTTCAGCGACTCGCTAGCCGCACTGGGCACTTACTCGGAAACAATGGCAGGGCTTCAACAGGAAATCATCAAACTCAAGTACACCGAAGATGAGTTGTACGAAATTCGCTTGCGGTCGCAGGGGCTAAATGACGTTCAGGTCGCACAGGTGAAAGTGCTTCGCGATCAAGTAAAAGAGCTAGAGCGAAAGAAGCAACTAGGCGAAGAGTTTGCAAAGAGCCAAGAGAACGCATTGGCAGCGGCCAAGCAATTTTTCGACGCAGAGAAGCGAGCCGAAGAAGAGAAGCGACAGCGAGCCATCCAGGGCCCTGGAACAGCCGAGGCCGGATCATCCGAAGCGGCCAAGATAATTGCCGAAGCATTCAATCGCGATCAGCAGGCGAAGGCGGGCAAGCCGAAAGAGCCCGGGCAAAAGGAGTTCATCGCCAAGGCTCAAGAGCTACTAATTGCCGAAGCCGAGAACCGCAAAAAGCAAGAAGAGCTTATGCGAGCGATGAAGAAAGCGACCGACACAATGCTTGACACACGAGCCAAACTTTTCAGGAACTAACGAATGGCAGACGTCAGCGGCATAACGGCGATCAGACCGACATCGACAACGATTTTTCGGAACGTCCTATACGGTGCGACGGTGTCAGCCGGTCAGACGCTGGTTTATTCGACCGACAAGTACGTCTTGGCGGATGCCAATGCATCAGCGGTACTTGCCGCCGGCGAAGGCATCGCAATCACGCCGGGAGTGAATAACGGCTACGGGCTTATCGCAACGGGCGGCTCGATTATCCTGGTCGGCGCTACGCTAGCGGTCGGTAAGACGTACGTGGTCAGCGACACGGCAGGCGGAATCATGCCGATTGACGATTTATCAAGCGGCGACTACTCGACGATCCTTGGCACGGCATCGACCACGACACAACTTGACCTCAACATTCGAGCAAGCGGGGTGCAAGTACCTTGACGCATCAACTAGTCGGCGAAGCGAGAGAAGGCGGCTTTTCGGTGCGATCGTCCAACGGCGTGCCGGTGCTCGAAGAGACTTACGTTTTCAGAGTCAAAGCAGACTCAAAAAACGCGAGCCGCTTGAGCGTGTCATATACGCCCGGTCTGCCGATCGTCAATCAATCGCTATCGGCTTTTGGGCTCTGCACGTGCCGAAGCAAGGACGCACAACGCGACCCGATCAATCCTATTTACTGGGACGTCACTTGTGAGTTTTCAAGCGAGGTAGAAGAGAACCAAGACAAGAAAGAAGGGACAGAGTTTGGGGTATCTCCCGTTGAATGGATACCGATTTACGAAACGCGGTTTGAGCGATTGCAGGAAATTGTCAACGTTGACGCAAGCGGAAATCCGATTGTCAACTCGAAGAACGAAATGTTCCCCGATGGCATAAGCCGCGGTCGGTTCATTCCGATTTGGTCGTTTTTCCAATTTGAACCGGCGACTGTCACGGATGAGCAGATCATTGACCGAAACGAAGTAGTTAATTCAGCGACATTCCGCGGCAAAGCAATTAAGACGCTGCTTTGCACGATCGTCAAAAGTAACATCGGATTTTACTACGGCCAAAAACTTAGGTTTACCCATTACGAGTTGCGGTACAATTCTCGAACGTGGCAGCATAAGCGGCTTGACATGGGCAGCGACGGCAAGCCGCTAAACGGCACAGGCGGGGCGGCAACCGGAGCCCCCGCGGTG